GCCCTAATATGTAATACCCAGCAGATCCAGCACTTGATCCTGCTGCTCCATTTGTAGGAGCTGTTGATGGGTAAGATATAGTTGTTCCAGAGCCATTGCCCCCAGCAGATCCTGCAGTCCCATTAGCTCCTAATGCACCGCCTGCACCGCCTGCACCACCTGCACCTGCATTTGTTCCTGCACTTCCTGCACTACCACCACTTGTGGCTGATTGAGCAAAGCCTTGACCAACACCACCTGCACCGCCACTACCACCAGTTGACGGAACATTAACCGCAAGGGATAATGAAGAATTCATATTATTATAAAAGAAATTTCCATTTGGAGTAGAGCTTCCATATGGTCCTTGTGTATAATTACAAAAATAATAAGTTGTGTTTGCTGCTAAATTTGCTTTAACACCACTCCAAGAAAGACCGCTTCCATAATCTGCTCCGCCTTGCCCTTGGCTTTTTGTATCTTCGGCTGTGCTTATGTTAACAACAGGTGTACCACGATGTCCTGTTTGTCCGTCTTCTGGAAAAGGATCTGATATGGAAGAAGACAAAGAATATTCTGCTGCTGTATTAACTTGAAATGAATACCACATTGGCCCTCTGTTTGATATAGTAGAACTAGCAGATGTTCCTTGTTGAACATTTAATCCCCATTCACCGCTGCCTATACCAGACCATGCTCTTGGTCCAAACTGTGTTAATACAGAATATGAAACAAAGTCAGGTTTATCTCCTACTTTATCTACAACACTTGATATCTGAGCAGCTGTTGAAGCGCTGCCTACACCACCTGCTCCGCCATTGCCGCCTCCTCCACCACCGCCTTTGATGTTAGAACTACTATTATTGACTACAGTTATTGCTACATCTGCTTTGATTGCAGTTCCGCCATCTTGACCAGCAGAACCGCCTTGACCATATATATTTCCTGAATTAGTAACTGTTATAGATCCTGCGCCACCAGAAGGAAATTCTAAAGCAGATGTACCAGAAGAAGTGCTATATAAATTAACACTAGAGTTTACTACAACTTCTTTAGGATAGTCTACTGCGTAATCATCGCCAAATATACTCGTTCCTGATTGTTGTGTAGAATTAGAAGAAAATGTTTTTCTCCAACCCTTTGCCTGTGAATAAAAATCACTAAAACTTATAGCTCCACTAGTTGGTATTCCAGCGGCTAAGTTAGTTGCTGTATTATTTGCTGCGTTAGCTTTTACGTTAGTGTTGGCTCCACGGAAATAACTAGATATATCAACGGCACTACTACCGCCTACAAATTCAGCCCTAATATCTGATGCTGATATAGTTCCTGAACCTGTTAATGCCATTATGGGCTTCCATAAGCTGTTATGTTATTTGCTGATGTTACAGCACCACTAGATGCTAGTTTGAATACTGTGGTGCCATTATACTTAAATAATAAATCATTATCACCTGTATCTAATTCTATAGACCATTTACTAGACCCAAATAATATAGACTTGCCATTTGTGTCTAAGTTACCACCTAACTGTGGTGTAGTATCATTAACCAAATCAGTAGGCACTAGAGCAACATTGGCGTTTGACCCTGCGCCATCTGCATAAACAATATTGGTAGCACCATTGGCAATAGCAACAGTTGTCCCACTACCTCCACCTTGTTTGATGGTAGCTGTTTGTCCTGTGCTATTTTTAAATATATACCATTTTTGTTGATCATTAGGATCTATAGTTAAATTAAAAGCACCAGAAGGAGTGCCTCCCAGTATTATAATTTTATAATGGCCATTAGATAATGTTCCATCGCTTGCTGTTAATGTTGTGTTTCCACTAACTGTAAGACTTAAAACTCCATTAACTGTTCTATCAATAATATCTAAATTATTATTAGTTGTGTCACCCCAAGTACCCGCTTGTTCACCAGAACCTATTTTTTCTAAACCACTGTTATTTGTATATGTACTAGCCATTTTTACCTCATACTTCTATTTCTGTCCAAGTTTCTGCACCTGATGGTGTTATTGTAGTGTATGTTTCATCTGCATCTGGCGTTATATTTATAAACAATAAATCTCCAGCTGATGTTTGAGTAAAAACTCCTGTTTTTGTTGCAACACCTGATGCTATTATATTGAGATTTGTGTCTTGTGTAAACTCTGATGTAGAAGTTGCGTCACCTAATCTTAATCTCACACCTACAGATGTTTTTGTATAACTAAAATCTAGTTCTGCATTAGCTCCACTACTTATAAAAGTTCCTGTTGATGTTTGGGTAAATGCAGGTACTAATGTAGAAACACCAGACATAATACCCACACCTGCATTTGCAGATGATGCAATACCACTCATTTCGGACACACCTGCTAATAGAATGGCTTGATCAGAAAAAGCCCTTTCAGCAAATGTAGATGCACCTAACATTAATCAGCTTCCTGTATTGTATTGCCTTCAGCTACCCATTCTTGGATTGCTTGATAATCTGTGTTTGCAGGGTCTAGTGGTACGGATAAAACTACATTAGTTCCAACTTGAGTTACTTGATAACTACAAAACTCATTTGTAATTGGGTCTTTGTTTTTCTTTACTGTATTTATCATTGATAAGTCCTATAGCTCTGCTGTTACTGCAAATTTAGCTGCTGAATTTGATGTTCTTATAAATCCTGCGTGACCTGCTGTGCCACTAATATCTGAATTGTTATAAAACTCTAATACTCTAGTACCCCACTTAGTTAAAGCAAAATCATCTACAACATCGCTACCCCCATTTCTGTAAAAAGTATAGTATCCAGTTGCACTTACTATTTCTAAAGTTGGAGTTGTTCTCATGTCACATGGTAATTCTAAATTAGAATACAAAGTGCTTGAATTATACATAGCACCCATTGATACAGGATGAGAAGTTCCATCTTGTGAAGATGCTCCGTGAGCAACCACAGCATAATACCTCTGACACAAAGCTAGTTCTTCTCCAAATGACCTATGCTCAAATGGTGTGGCTTGTGAGCCTACTTCTAGTTGGACTCCAGTTAGAAAAAAGTTGTTATCTGTACTACTAAAAAAACTATCACCTCCTACAAATCTATTTGCGTCTGTTCTATTTTGCCATGAAGTGTTTAGTGTGCCACTAGTAAAATTAGAACCTCCATGAAGCCAAAAATTAACTGCAAGACTTGCTCCATTGTCATCATCTAATGGACTTGACCCATCATCTGTATCAGCATCAAATATCATTTCATGTCTTACCCAATCTGTGGTGGTTGCATAAGATTTTGCTATTATTCTACCATTATCATAATCTTGTATCTCTGCGACCAAATTTAAAGCAGAACTTGCCTTTACATAAAAACTTAAAGTAACTTGTTTTGCTCCTGTCACACCTTTGTTTAATAATTGTACATCTTGTCCTTCTAAACTTTGAGCTATATATAAAAATTCATTTGCTGCAATAGAGGTATCTGCTGTAGTACAATCAAGTTTTAAACAGTTAGCAAACCCAGTAGGGCCATCAGAAGTTTGTGACATTGTAAATCTACCTGCTGAATTTCCAAGTTCTGCTTTCCATCTATCACAAGTAAAATATCCTGCCGAAGCACCTACTCCAGTAGCACTTGTTGCCCTCTGAGCCACTTGCATCGCACCATTGATAACAATATTCCTTCGCCCACCAATCTGACTATTGGTTAGGACTTCACCCATCTTTGCTAATTCTGCTGCTTTGGTCATGCTAAGTCTCCGTGAAATCCTGCTGTATTTTCAGAAAGGTCAGTTAGGTTTACTGTTCCACTTCCATTTGCTTTACCTCTTAACTCTACATCAGATGTAGTAAAAGTGTTTGGGTCTAGGTTGTAAGTTGTAGCAGATGCTGCTCCATTTGATGCTCCTGTAACAGCAGTATAGTTAGTATTAGAAAACGTTGACGAAAAGTTAATATCTGCTTGTCCTGTTCCTGTATCACCTATACTAGAAATGTCAAAACTGTCATCAGCAGACATAGAAGAATTGTAGTGTACCCAAGCCTTCGCTGTACCTTGATTAACAGTAGCCATTGGCACTGAATTACCACTACTTGCATCTGTTAATGTGTTTACTCTTAATATACTAGCCATTATGCGAGGTCTCCGTGTACTGTTCCATATTGAGAAGATGTGTCAGTTAAAGTG